ATCACTTCCGTCACTCCGTCACCCGTCCCGTGAAAACCGCGCCGGCCGGCTGCCGGCAACCAGCGCCAGGGGGGAGGGGCAAGATGACGACCGACAAACCGACAACGTGGCCGCCGGGCCGGCCGCCGCTGGAAGCGACAGCCTGCCAGCTCGGCCGGTGCGCGCACTGCGGCGGCTTCGTGGTGATGTTCGAGGCGCGCGACGGCGCGACCTTCGCGATCGCCCACCTTGGCGACGACGCCGCAACGCTCAAGGGATGGTTCGCCGAGAGCCTGGAGGCTGCGCAAGATGCTCGAACGCCCTGATCGCCGCCGTGCCGCCTCGGCCCGCCAGCGCCGCTATCGCCGACGCGCCTGCGCCGGCCGGATCATGGTGAAGATCGAGGTGAACGCGGCCGTGGTCGAGCTGCTGATCAAGACGCAGTGGCTGACGGAATCCGATGCCGACGACCGGGCGGCAATCGGGTCCGCGCTCGAGCGCATGCTCGCTTACTCGGCACGATGAGCTGGAGAAGCCGATGTTGATGATCCAGAGGCTTTACGCCGCCGCCCATGTTAGAAATCCGCCCCGGACAGAGTTCGAGCAACTGCGCATTGATCGGGACGGGCATCTTGCTTCAATACGTGATGCCGATTTGGTCCAGATGGCACACATGCTGCGCACAACCCCCGAAGCGTTACGGTGCCGCCGGCGCGAAGCGCGCGGTCGCCTGTTTGCCGCCGCTCGAGGTCCGCGCCTTGTGGCGACCTAACGAAAAAAAGGCGTGACGCGTCTACACCGGCCGCCGCCGGCCGGGCGTATCGTGGGCCCGCATGATCCGACGAGCATTACCGACCCCGCCGCGACCCGACGAAAGCGAAACCGCTTTCATGGCTCGTTGCATAGCGGACGGCGGCTCCGAGGCGAGCTGCGAACTTCTTTGGCAGGACCACATGGGTATAGCACCGCCGAAGGGCGTTCCGTTGAGGCCCGACCGCGACGCGCTTCGTGAAGCCGCGATGACTTCGATCGCGCGCGCAGCCATCGTCGCTGCCCTCGGCATCCGCGATGCGGGCGCGTATCGGACACTGGCCGGCGACCGGCAGGCCGAGCTCGTGCTGCGCTCGCCGAGCGCGCCGCTCTCGACCACCAGCGCCGCCGCGCTCCAGACGATCGCGCTCGCCTTCCTCAGTTCACTTGTGCCGATCTCTGCCAGTGCCGCCATCCTGGCGCGCTCGATCAAACTCAGCTTCGACGGCGCGGGCTCGATCGGCATCCCTCAGATGGTCGCGCCCAACGCCGGTTGGGTAACCGAGGGCGGGGTCATCCCGCTTTCGCAGGGCGTGTCGAGCCGGGCCGCCACCCTGTCGCCGTTCAAGCTCGCGGTCATGGTAGCGCTCTCAAACGAGCTGATGAAAAACACCAACGCCGTGGATCTGGTGAAAGCCGTCCTGATCGAAAACACCGCCGCGGCGCTCGATCTCGCCATGTTCTCGGCCGTCGCGGAAACTCCTGGTGTCCACCCGGGCGGCATCTTGGCGGGCATCGCGTCGCTGACGCCAGGCGCCAGCATGACCAAGGACGTCGAACAGATTGCCCAAGCCCTCGCCCCATGCTCCGGGAGCGCTGGTGCCATCCTCGTTGCATCGCCGGGACAAGCGGCCGCCCTCGCAATGGCCCCTCGCGATGCGATGCCGACATACGCATCGGCCGCGCTGCCCGCCGGCACCATCGTCGGCGTCGTGCCGAGCGCAATCGTGAGCGTGGTCGAGGCGCTGCGGCTCGATTCCTCTGCTGAGACGACCGTGCATCTCGACTCGAGCCCGGTCGATATTGGCGTCGGGGGAACACCGCCCGTTGTTGCCGCGCGCTCCATCTCGACGTACCAGACGGATACCACTGTCATCCGGTTGCTGATGAATGCGACCTGGGCGCGGCGCTCGGCCAGCGCGGTGGCGTGGGTACAAAACGTCACGTGGTAACTGATCGTAACCGGGTATCGAAGGGTAACCAACGATGACGACGACACCGAGTATCCGAGAGCGCCTCGCCAACGAGCGCGACGCGCGCGTGCAGCAAACGATCGCGCAGCAAACCAGCACGGCCGGCTGGCGGCCGACGCCAACGCAGCATGAGTGCGATCAATTCGCCATCGCGCAGGCCGCAGGAACATTGCCGCACACCTGGACCCATCAGATGGACGGCTCGGCGATCGACCCAAAAAGTTTCGACCCCACGCCCATCGCATCTCCAACATGGCCTGATCCATGAGCCGCTACAGCGAAGCCGAACGCGAGAGAATTTTGAGCGAGGTCCGTTCCACATTGGAGCGGCTGTCGCCTTCGACGGCGGTGCAGGATTACGAGCCGCCGCCGGATGACGCCGCCGCCCTGCTTGCCGAGGTGATGAGTGTGCCGGTCGAGTCCAGGTTGGATGCCGATCGCCGTTGGCTCGCAGCGCAGGAACAGCGTTTCGAGCAGGCGCGCCGACAGCGCGAGCGCGACGCCCGACCAGCGCCCGTCGACTGGTCCGCGATCGATGCGCGCGTTGCCGCCGCCATCGCGGCCGCGGTCGAGGTCGAGCGTGAGCGCTTAAGTGAGATCTTGATGTGCTTGATCGCTGAGATGCGCGATGAGCAGAGCGACAGTCTGGAACGCTCCATACGATCGTTGAGCATCGAACTCGGCGAAGTGCGAGCCACGTTGTCGGAGGTGCGCACCGTCGTCGCCACCAACACCAAGAGCGGCGACACCATCGACTTGCCGAATATCCGCGCCGTTCGCTCGGTGAATTGAGATTTTAGGAAAGCGTTCAGGGCATGGCGTCGAGCGCGTGCCGGTCGATCGCGATGATAGTGGCCGTGGTGCGCAAGGGACGCAGCACATGGTGATGATCTTGATCGAGGCGGCCAAGCGAGCGAACGGCGAGCGACTGCCTGGGCGCTTCCGCGCAACGTTGGACGACGGCACCTGCTTGGTGGAGTCGTCGACCGTGCCGTTCTGCGCTAGCGCCAGAAAGCTTGTGGAGTTGGGTTGCGACCCAGCTTTGCCGCTGATGATGCGCCTTAAATCAGAAGTAGACCCCCGGGGGGGCACAACCGAAACTGGCAGGCTCCCTTGGGCCGCGGCGCGCACGCCGTCTCGTTTCAACGGCCGCAGGTTTTGGAATACCGGCAAAAATAACATTCCATCAGATGGAATAAGCCATGGGCATCCTGATCAGCTTCCTTGAGCTGCTGCTGTACATCGCGATCATCATTTTTGTCGCCTACTGCATCGTGTGGCTGATCACGAGCTTCATGGGCTGGTCGATCGACGCCAACGTCTACAAGTTCGGCAAGATCATCGTCGGCCTGTTGTGCCTCATCGCCATCGTAGTCTGGATCGCCAGCGTGCTGGGCCTGGGCGTCGGGTTTCCGCATTTCCTGGTGTACCGAGGATAGCCGCATGGACGAGCGCGCGTGGCCGGCCGATCACGTCGAGCGGCGCGCCCTGGCGGAGTTGATCCCCAACGCGCGCAATGCGCGGACGCATAGCGAGGCGCAGATCGGGCAGATCGCGGCCTCGATCCGCGAGTGGGGCTGGACGATGCCGGTCCTCGTCGATGAGGCTGGGTCGATCATAGCTGGGCACGGGAGGGTGCTGGCTGGCGCGAGGTTAGGCATCGGTGAGGTGCCGACGATGGTGGCTCGCGGTTGGTCTGAAGCGCAGAAGCGGGCCTATCTGATCGCCGACAACAAGCTGACCGAGAACGGGGGCTGGGACGATGCGATGCTGCGCGTCGAGCTGCAGGACTTGCAGGCGCTTGATTTCGACACGCTGCTGACCGGTTTCAGCGCGGCCGAGATCAAGGCGATGGGGACCGTCGGCAAGACCGATCCCGACGAGGTGCCGGACGCGCCTGCGGTGCCGATCAGCAAGCCGGGCGATGTTTGGCTGCTCGGCGAGCATCGGCTGCTGTGCGGCGACGCCACCAATGCCGAGGACGTCGCGCGCGCTATCGGTGGAGCGCGGCCGCACCTGATGGTGACCGATCCGCCTTATGGGGTGAATTATGATCCTGATTGGCGCAACCGCGCCGACCGCGCCAACGGAAAGCCCTACGGCGCTCGCGCCGTAGGGCTGGTGTCCAACGACGATCAAGGCGATTGGCTGGAAGCGTGGAAGCTTTTCCCGGGTGATGTCATCTACTCCTGGCACCCGGCGGGTGCCAGGAGTGTGGAGCACTATGCGGCGCTTGTTGCCGCTGGCTTTGAAATCCGCGCGCAGATCATCTGGGCCAAGCAGCAGTTCGCGATCGGCCGCGGTCACTTCCATTTGCAGCACGAGGCGTGCTGGTATGCGGTGCGAGCCGGCAAAACTGCACACTGGCAAGGCGACCGCACGCAATCGACGTTGTGGCAGATCAACAAGCCGCAGAAATCCGAGACCGGCCACTCGACGCAGAAGCCCGTCGAGTGCATGAAGCGCCCGATCGAGAACAATTCGCGAGCCGGCGACGCGGTCTATGATCCGTTCGTCGGCTCGGGCACCACGATCATCGCGGCGGAGATGACGGGCCGCGCCTGCTGTGCGATCGAGATCGACCCGGCCTATGTAGACGTGGCGGTAATGCGCTGGCAGAACTTCAGCGGCAAAGTCGCGACGCTGGAAGCGACAGGCGCACCGTTTGCGGCCCGCACCGAACAACTGAAGGAAACAGCATGACCCGTGGTCCGCGTCCGATGCCGACGCATCTCAAACTCTTGCGTGGCAACACCGGCAAGCGGCCGCTCAACAAGGACGAGCCGCAACCTGAGACGTTCGACGACGTGCCCGACCCGCCATCGTTCGTGACGGGATATGCGGCCGACGAGTGGTGGCATACCGCGACCGAGCTGCACCGGCTCGGGCTTCTCACCAAGGTCGATGTGCCGGCGCTCGCCGCTTACTGCTACGCGTTCGGCCAGTGGAAGATGGCGGCCGAGTCGCTGCATCGCATGCAGTCGGGCGATCCGGTGATGAACGGCATGATCATCAAGAGCAAGTACGGCGACGCCATCGTGAATCCGCTGGTGTCGATCGTTCGCAAGCACGCCGCGGATGTCGTCCGCTATGCGGCCGAGTTCGGCCTCACGCCGGCGGCGCGCAGCCGCATCTCGGCCGGCATCCACGGCGACAACTCGCAGAGCAAGTTTGCTGGCCTCCTCGCCGGTTAAGCGCACGCCGCGCGGGCGCGGGCGTGCCAAGGCGGTGATCCGCTTCATCGAGAACCTGACGATTCCGTCGGGCACTGGCCAGGGCAAGGCGTTCAAGCTAGAGCCGTTTCAGAAGGCCTTCATTCGCGATGTCTACGAGCCGCATATCGGGACGCGGCGCGTGGTGCGGCGCGCGATCCTTTCGATGGCGCGCAAGAACGGCAAGACCGCATTGATCGCCGCGATCGTGCTCGCGCATCTCATCGGGCCCGAGGCGACGGTGCACGGCGAGATATATTCCGCCGCCAACGATCGCGACCAAGCGGGGATCGTGTTCAAGTTCGCGAAGCAGATCGTCGACCTGGAGCCCGACCTCGCGGCCGAGCTCGAAGTGGTGCCGTCGACCAAGACGATGATCGCGCGCCG